CCAGTAAAACCGTCAAGTGCTGTCATGGAATTAGGACCAAAACGCAGAACTGGGTCTTTGCCCAGGTCATTCAGCATTTCAATCTGCCTGACAACATAAGACAAACCTTCATTACCTTCTGCTGCTTGACCACGTGCTGCTTGCTTGAGAAACTCTAGTTCACGCTCAGATTGCAGCAGCAAATCAAGACGAGTAGCAGATTTAACAGAGTTAGGCTCACGGGAAGCCTTCATAAACAGGCTACCGGCATAAGGCAGTGCACGTTGAAGAGTTTCACCCAGAGAAGTGTAAGCAACCCAACCACGTTGAACAGCTTTAAGATCTCCGTCCAACATAGCACCAGCAAAGTGGGATACAGGTTGAGAGATAATACCGCCCAAGTTACCAGTCAATGCTTGAATGGGAGTAGTAAATGCAGACAACATAGAGTTGAACACATTAGACCACATACCAGCAACAAGCTTGTTTTCGACTGCAGGGTTCAGGTTAATGATAGCTTTACCCAGGTCAAGGGTTTGACCGTAGATATAGTTGTTAAGTTTAGCAATCGTATCAATACGTCCATCAGTCAGCTCATAGGCAAACAAGAACGTATCCATCAACTGAGGTTGATTGTACGAGATTTGACGAAGAGTATTTGCAAACTGCTGAGATTCTTGGAAGACTCGGTTAGCTACTTCACCAGCACCCAGAACGGATGCTTCGTTGTAACCTTCAATGTTCTTAAATCCATTCTTAACAAGTTGGATAAGATTCATCTTCCGGTTCTTGTAGTACTTAGCAGAACCAGACAATTGCGTCACGTACTGCATAAGATCAATGATCTTTTCTTGGGCTGCTTCAACAGCAACAGTACCATTCATGTGACGGACACCTTCTGCAAGGTCAGAAATACGTCCACTAAGGGAGCCAGCAAGCAGGGATTGAGCCCGACCAACGTCAAGACTAGTCAACTCACTACCAAATCCACGCAAGGCTTTAGCAGCTACAGCAAAGCCTTCTTCTGCCATAATCTCTTTACCGTTAGCATCACGAGTGATATACGGTTCAAGAACTTGGCGGACCTCAGCTTTGGTCATGCGGGAATCAAATAACTGAAGAGTCAGATCTTCACCAGCATCCAAAACATCATCAAAGGTAACCTTCCAGTTGGGACCTTCCATACCCACACGACCTGCTTGTGCCAGCTGATCAGCCAAACCAAGAACAACGTCTTGTGCATTTTCACCGCTCTGCAGTGCATACTTAAGAGCAGGTTCGGAGATCATGTTACCAATCCGACCATCAACAGTGTCTAGGTTTTTAACAATCCTAGCTTGGTCGATAGCAGCACCAACTACACCAAAGTCATCTACAGTACGTACACCCAGTTCACCATAATCAAACATGTCATGCACACCCTTAAGAGGTACATCCATGTTCGGGTTCTGAGACATATTGTAGTAACCAATCTCATCTAATGCATCCTCTTGTTTTACAACACTTTGTGCAAAAGCATCAGCAGGATCATCTGAAACAGGTTTTGGTTGATTACCTTGCAGCCACTTACGTGCTTGAGGAGTTTCACCAACCAACCTATTAGATTTACGAAGAGTTGCAAAAGCGTTGGTAAACGCTCCAGCCATCTTAACAAAACCTGTAGCAAGACCAGTAATCGGTCCCATACCCAGGTCTTCGTACATGTTCTTCTTCCGTTTCATGTCAGCGCCATCGTCTTTCAACGTAGCGAGACTGTCAGGAATAAAGTCCCATGTCTTAGGCCATCTTTGTTTTAGAGCACCAGTAAGGTTGTCTTCTTCATATTCACTGCTAACAGCGCCAACAGCGACACCAGCAGCACTTTCTACACCAAGAGTTGAAAGAGCTTTGACAAATGCATTGTTACCAAGACTCCAGCCAACGCGACCGTGAGCTGCAGCACCACCGCTCATACCAGCCCTAGTTAAAAGGATGGTAGGAACAATAACTGAAGAGATTTCCCTAGCTGCTTGGAAATGTTCTGTTTCAAACTCAGGTATTTTAGGAACCTTACCGTCAGGACGGAAGGGGTTTGTCATGCCTGGCACTTCTTTGCTAGGCAACTTGTTAATAAGGTCTACACCAAAGTCAAGCAAACCAGTGGCAGGAGCCAAGGCAGCTTCTGCAGTTTGACGTGCAGCATCACCAAGATCGTAACCTTCTTCCCAAGGGAATTGTTGTTCCGGTTGTGCTTCCGTAGAAGGCACAGGTTGTTGAGCTGCAGTAGGTTGTCCCCCCGTGGGGGTAGTCAATCCAGCTTCTGCTTGAGCGGCTTGAGCAGCTTGGACATCTTGTGCCTGCCGCTCATTTGCCATCTCAGCTTGAAACTCTTCAGAGAGCTCCATTTCACCGGGATCGACCCTATACATCTCTGTAGGATCGTATTCCATAATTTAGTTACTTAATTTGGAAGGGGTTCATACCCATTTGTCTAAAGAATTCATGATACCAAGCAGCCTCATACTCTACAGGTAATTCTACAGGAGGGGCGATGTCAAGTGCAAGACCGGAGCCATGAGCACCTGGATCACCAGGACGTAGTTCACTAGTAATTCGATAAGGTTTCCCGCTAAATGGATCAATAGTTGTCGAAGCTTTTTGCTTCAAAGCAGCTACATCTTCTTTGGTTTTTAGTTGAGCGTGGACGTGCTCATTAGCACCACTATGCAGTTTTTCATCGTAGAATACTGCGTTACCATCAGCACCACCTCGATACGAAATCATAGCTTCGTTACCGTGGACAATCTGAACGGTTCTTTCAGTAAAACCACCCCGCTTCATCATATTCAGTGCTTCAAGACCACCGCCGTACTTGTACATAGAGATAACGAAATCTCTTTGTTTGTTCATCAATGCTTGTCCGACGTAACCCTGATCTGCCAACATTCCGATAGCAGCAACTACAGGACTACCAGTTTCCCTTAATCGAGCAGCATAGGTAACAGTCATATCACTGCTATAATTACCCATAACGTCTGACAAAGCAGCACTGTAAGCAGGGTTAATACCTGCAGCCTGGGCATCTGTTTGAATTACGGGACCAAGATTATTGGGGACAATAGCAGGTGTGAACACATTAGTACTGCCTAAAGATCGTGCAGAACGGTTAGGACTAGGATTGTTGTACAGAAGAGCTTGTAGTTCTGGGGAAACGTTTTTATTAACGTGATCAAGAGAAGGCGGAGGAGGAATAGGTTTTTCACCCCAAGCAGCTAGTTGTGCATTAAATGTAACCATAGGATCATGTGCCCTATTTTTACTAGCTGAGGTAGGGATCATGAACTTACCTGGCAATATAAATCCAGGTTGACGTACTTGACGTGACAGTTCAGCAGCTTCCTCTTGACTATTGATAATAGTGCCTTTAGTATTGATAACTGTTTCAATACCTTTGGCGTTAATCTCTTTACGCAGGTTTGCACGAAACAATAACGCTTCATCAATTTTACCCTGCTGACCTTTGACTAGATTAGGAAAACTTACAACGCCACCAGGACCACTAACTTTCCTATAGAATAACGCATCTTTGTTAGTTTTAGCGTCATCCAGCATTGCCTGCACTTTGTCTTTAGCGTAGTTGACAGCAGGCTGACCTTCTAACCCAGACTCCCGTGCTTCATCATAATACCTTTTAAAAGTACCTTGAAGCACAGTTGTGAAGAACACACTCTCTGGAGTGTTAGGTTTTTGAGTTCCTACCGCCGTTACACCGTTGGCAATAGTCTTGTACGAATCAAACGTTTTCTTGTAAAGCTCAAATTTGTAAGGACGTTCTTGAACTGCAAGACGTGCTTCCAGCGCTTTACCTTCGTTGTAATCAAGACCAGCCAAAGTATCAACTGCTTCCTGAGTGATGAAACCATCAGGAATAGCCTTGAGCTTTTCAATAGCCTGAGCTTTTTCAATAGCATCACCAGTGTAGCTTTTCTGGAATGTAAGGATGCTTTGAGGTACTTTACCAAAAGTTTTCCTAAAATACTGCACAGCATAATTAGCATTAGCTTGAGTATTGTTATTAGCTAAGAACTTAAGAACATCTTGTTCTTTCTTTTGATAAGTCAGGTTTTCTGTAGTAAGTGCTGCACGGTTAAACGTGTTTTGACTTTCCACACGTTTAGCCTTCATAGCAGCAAAACGCTCAGGATTCTCATCAACAAAAGCTTTACCACCTTCTCTAAGTTTAGCTTGAGCTAATTGCTCCATACTAAACATAAAGTCACCATTAGGCTTACGCATGGTGGCTAAACTTTCAAACTTAGTCAGAGCACCTGCAAAAAGATTGTCAGGGTTACGTGCCCAAGTACGGAAAGCTTTAGTGATGTTAACGTTAAAATTAGCTGGATCTTGACTCAGAATTTGCATCTGATTGAGATCCATTCGTTGGTAGGTATTTTTCTCTTCAACCCTACGGGTTTGAGTTAAAATACTTTGATGTAGATTATCAGCAGCAGTTAAACCATCAGCCATCATTTCTGGCTTCAGGTTAATTAAACCTGTTTCTTCAATGAACCGTCGCTTAGATTCAACCAAAAAGCCAGCGGTTGCTGCAGAACTTTCAAATGCTTCAGGATTTTCCGCCTTAGCACGTTGAATCTGCTCAGGGTAAACAACAGTCCACAGGTAATTAGCACGTGCTTTATCAAGACCGTAACGAGCACCAGAACTCATTTCACGGGCTTGAGCAACTGCTAGTGGGTTACCACCGTTAGCATATACGTTGTCAATAGCACCTTGACGAAGTTCTTCGATAGCATCTAGTTGTCCTTCAGCCCTGAGATGCTGAATATAAGCATCTGAGTTAGGGTCAAATTCTGCAATAGCTCGTTGAGCATCTTCTTTAAAACGCTCTTCTTCTAGTTTTGCAAGCTGTTTGGAAGCAGTTTGACTTAAACCTACAACACTTTTAACAACATTTGTAGCAGCTGCTTGTTGATTATTAAAGTTTTGAAGAGCAACCGAAGCATCAGATTGTAACTGGTTTAATTCGTTAGCAGAATTTTGAGTTAAAATCTTAGCATTAGCTGTTTGAGCCCGTTCTGTATAACGGGCATCTTCCTTCATCTGTGCAAGTGCTGCTTCACGATTCTGAATTTCAGCCGCTCTAGCTGTACGCAGACCTTCTGCAACTCGTGCGCTTTCTTCACGCATACGGGCGATAGATTGCCCACCTACGTTAATAGGTTGAAATCCGCCAGGTTTGGCCGCCCTTCTATATTGTGCTTGTGCCATAATTTAATTAAAGGAAAGGACCATATCGTTGGGCACCACCTGGGGCTGTGCTGTACTGACTTGAGGAAGAGTTAAAATAATTCTGGGTGTTTAATTGGCTGTTGTAACCTTGACTCATAACGGCTGCACCACCAATTTGACCGGCAGCACTAGCAAAACTAGTAACCAACGGTGCCCAAGTACTTTGCTGTACAGGTTGTGCTACTGCACCCGGCATAACCTTCATAGGTTCAATAAAGATGCGTTCAGGTGCTTGAATAGGCTGAGGAATATCAGGCAGCCTTTCAGGAGCAATCATCATAGATGCTTTAGCTTGCATGTCTGCACCATACCTACGCATGGAAATATCACGCATATTTCTACGCATTTGTTCAACTGAGCTAGAAAGACTTGCATCCATAATAGCTGCATCTCTACCGATACTAGCGATAGTAGATTGAATAGCTTTGTTGCGAGAATTACCTGCTTGACCTAACGCAGCACGACCTTCTGCCTGCAGTTGCTCTACAAGAGCACCTTGCATAGTGAAAGCCGTTTCATTCATAATTTCTTGTAACGATGCCTGCTCCGCTTCAGAAGCCTGCATAGCTGCAATATTATTGTACGTCAGTTGGTCTTGGGTATTTTCAACCGATTTACCAAACTGTTTTACAGTCTGAAGGTACTGAAAATCCTGAACCTCTGAATTATACTGCCAACTTTTAACAGCAGTATCCCATTGGTACTTTCTAAAATTTTGGTAGTTTTGTTTCTCTACTTCAAACGCTCGTTGGTTATATTCGTTTTGAGCATCTGCAGCAGCTTGAGCAGCTTTTAACTGTTTTTCATAGTTTGCTTGAGCTTGGGCATTTTGATCACTAGCTGCTTTAGAAGAGGCTGCACCTCCAATAAGAGAACTGATGCCACCAATAATAGCGGCTGTAATAACACCACCTGCCATAGTTAAGACCTCCTATAGAATCGTGGAGTATAGTTACCTTCCCACATCATCGACACCAACGATACAGGATACGGATAATCACTTGTCACTTTAAGTTCAAAATTAGTATTACGTTGATGGATAGGGACAATAAACTGTCGCTCACTCTTGACAGGATTACTATCGGCTGAGTAGTAGTCAGCATCTGCAGTGTGTTGTACATTTCGCCACTCGTTAGAACCAGTCGCTTTCAGTTTAAACGTCACTGCACCTGTACGTCCCACAGAAAACTTAGCTCTGGAGACAGTCAAAGCAGCGGTAAAGTCAGTAGTGTTTTGATCCCTACGGAAATAGAATCGGGGTAGAGTAGCTTCAAAGTCATAGGGATAGCCAACGACTATACCATCAGCATAGTCAGTGAAGTTACCTTTTACTTCGAAGTACCGATAGTTAGTACCACTTTCTGTACGCTCATATGCCGTAGCATAATAACCAGCATCAGCATCAATCTCTGCATCTGTACCGTCATCCGCAGTCGGGACAGTAAGAAGCATCATGGCGTTCCGCTGTTCAAACGGAGTAAAGGGTACATAGATCTTAGTTAGATCATTAGTGGAGTCGTATACAACCGCGTCTACGGTGCCTGGGTCGGGCGAGACGGGGCGTGTAGCCATGTCCAGGCATGAGTTACCGTTAATGCCGCTAGCGGTCGCTACAACGTCTCCTGAGGGGATCTCATCAAGGGTGATAGAACCAATGGTGTACTCATCCTCATGCTGAGAGACGACAATAACAGAGTCATTGAGGATCTTAGCAGACTGGATAGTACCAGGAAGTTCCCACTTAGTCCACGCTTGGAAAAGATCTTTCTCTCCGTTGTTGTAATAACGATAGAGGTACAGGTATGAAGTGTCCCTATCAACCAGCATAATCACTGAGTTCTGAGGACTAACCGTAAGGTTATCAATAGTGTCAGGAATCCATTCCAATACCACCTTACTGATGTCAACCACAATAGGAGGTTGTTCAACGTCACGTAGCTGAAGGGTAAACAGCTTACTGTAACCCGACACATTGCTAACGAATGCAGTAGTAGTACCAACATCCACTGGTGCAATGTTCGTATTCATCTCATAGTTAGAGAGTGAACGGACAATGGTAGTGGTAGGAGTCAACGTGCTTCCATCAGTGGTAAACACTTGGAACTGTTGACGCTCAGAGAACACCATCAAACCTTGAGGTGAAGGCAGCACATCAGACAAAGTAACAGGTCTGACGCTAGCCACGTTCAAATCAATCGGATCTGAGTCAATCTGTGTAAGAGCTGACTT